TGCCCGTCTTACAATCGATCCAACCCTTCCCGTCATTCTGAGAAAACCATTCGCGTAATGTGTTCTTTTTCTTTGCCATCAGTATATTTGCGTCTCTTTACGACGACCCTCTTCAACAGCGCCACAACCAAAAGCTATAATTCCACCGCTCTTTAGTTTTTTCTTAACAGGGCGTTTACGTTTCTTAGAAGATTCGCCCCAGTTGTCGGCTCCCACTTTTCGGCATTTTGAAAGTGCCCCGCTTGCATATGCGCTGGGCCACACTTTGTACCGACTTTTTACTTTGTGGTAGCAAGCGTCTTTTTTCGCCATTAGTTTTCCTCTCTGGAGACTTTGATATTTGGAAAGGCATTTGACCACGCCCTATCATAACTTGCCTGCCTTTCTGCTAACTGTTCAATCGATTGTACCAAATGATCTAACTTTACATGCATAACTTCTGTCCGTTTATCTACTGAAATTAATGTAGAAATCATCCACGCTATTCCTCCCGTACAAAGAGTTACTACAGCGCCCCAAAGCAAAAGTTGAATATTCTTATCCATGTTTACCACATTTTACACGACCAATAACGAGCCGTTAGTTTATCTAAACGTTTAGTATCACAGCCGTGTCTTGCACGAAATGATTTCCTTCGTTTGGGATTTGACTTCTTGATAGTCATATTGGCGTCCCCGAATCTGACGATCTTTTCTTTTCCCTTGTCACATGCCTTTACAACAAACTTCTTGCCGCCAGATACCTGACGCTTGGGCTTGTTACATGCCATTTTATCTTTGTCGATCTTAGCCATTATAGGCTCCCCATTTCTTTAACTAAAAAACCTTCGCCAAAAATACCTACTTCAGCCGTCGAGCTATTTACTTTAGCTTGAAACTCAAGAGTTGTTTTTTCTGCCACTTTAAAAGGCAATACCCTCATAACGTCCATACGCTGTGCAAAGGTTGTTTCTGCAACATTAAATACACGCCCATCGCTAAACGTGTTCTTGTTTAAAAAAGTTATAAATTTACTTGCACCCGTAGCTGTCGCAGAGAAAGCATCAATACGGGCTAAGTAAAATGAATGTCCCGCAGGTACGGTAAAAACGGCGGCTTGGTTTCTTCCTGCTCCTGCAGTAATTTGAGCGTAAACAGTAGCCCCAATCTGTGCCGTCACATTGCCAGTACAGTTTCCAGATAGGGTAACTAAATCGTTAATAGCTTTATAACTGTTGGTTGTTGTTACAGTTGTCGTGCCGTTCAAGCTGATGTTTTCAGCTATTATATTATACTCAGCGTCTAAACCTATTATACGAATTATCTGCGAAGTATCTCCCGCAGCACTACTCGCAATATCTAGTTGCGATGCCGTGCCAATAAGCGGCAAATCATTTATGTTTGCAAGCTCCCAAGGAGTTCTAAATGTGGTTCCTATTGAGGTAGTTGTACCAAATATGTTTCGCACAGAGTGCCCCGGAATTTGACCCCGGGACACCTGAAGCTCAAACGGCTCCGAAGTTCCGACCTGTGTAATGGAACGGATATCGTATGCCATACGACCCTCCTACGAAAGGATGATCGTTAGTTGGTTACTTGCACCCGTAAACGCAGAAACGTACACACCTTCGGAGAAGATAATGCCGTCATCAGGAATGTTCATTACGTGGTGTCCCGCAGGGAACGTTTGCGTAAGCAAAGTTTCCCCAGATGCGCCACCGTTTTTCAGGGTAAACGCACCAGCAGCCGCACCATAGATTACAACCTGTCGTAAACGAGAACGAGAAGGACCGACAACCGCAGCCGACGTTCCTTGGACCCAATTATATGCACTGACTGGACCAGCCATGATCTATCTCCTTATCCTGCGGAGACAGTCAAGACACCTGAGTTACTCCAGACTTGTCCTGCGACAGATGGGTCAGACGTTGGCAGGTCTTTAATAATCACAACGCTGTTTGTTCCATCGTGTGTGATTGAGATGTTTTCTGTGATTGCACCAGTTGTAGCGTTTTCATCAATTTCTTTGAATCCGCCTTTTGAGCGTACTGGACCGCTAAAAGTTGTGTTAGCCATGGGTATCTCCTGTCTCGGCTAGTGTCAGCCACACCATGTAGCTGTCAGGGATATACTAACCATACAGAAGTTTCAGGCAAAAAGAAAGGGGCTACCGAAGTAGCCCCAGTCCAAACAGGGAGGAATGTCATTTGAAAACGACACAACCCCTATAACACATTTTACGCTCCGGGGGAACCGAAAACACAGCGAGGATCAGAAAATCCAAAGCTGTAGCGTTCACGAGCCTTAAAGCGCATGTTTCCTGTGTCAAAGTCCGCTTCCATGTTAGTTGACAACGGAGTACGCTCAAAGTGGATGAAACCACGAGGTGCGTCTGTCTTGATGAAGAACGCATCTGGATCCGTTAGGAAGTCGTTGACGGCATAGCCTTCAGGCAACATTCCCATTGAACGAATTGCGTTTACATCATTGTCCGCTGTACCAACACGAAGGTTAGACACCATCAAACGTTCTGCAACGAACTGTAGTTGACGTGGAATAATCAACTTCATGCCGCGTAGTGCAACCTTCAAACCACGCTCGTCAACAAAACCTGCGATGTTGATAAGGGCATCTTCAAGAGATGTCTCATTCAAATCCGCAGCAGTTGTTGGTTCGTTGGCAAACGTACCCCCGGAAGTAAGTGGGTGTGACGTATCACACAAAGCAACACCATCACCACCAGCAGATGCGCCAGCAGTAAAGGCATTGTTAAGGACCGCAGCGGCCTTAACTTGTTTTGTGTGTGCCATGGAACGAGCCAACGCACGAGTGTACCGCGAGCCAAGACGATCATAAAGATTGTCTTCGATAGCTTCCTCTGTTATAGAGAATGCAAGCGCGATAGTTTCGTGGTTGTAACGAGCAGTATATGCCTCGTTAGCATCGTCGAAGTTTACCGCAGAACCTTCCGATTTGGTTGGTGCCGCGCCGAAACCACTCAACATAACTTCCTCTTCAAATGCACGATCAGAAGATTCCGTGGTGTATACCTCTGCATGTTGGTTTTCGTACCTATTGTACTCCATACCAAACAAGGCGTTGAGGCCGGGTTCCAACTCTTTCGCTAGTTGTGCGCGAGAGATAGCCATTAGTTAGCCTCCTTATACGCCAGTTGTCGATGGAGTACCAGCAGCAATCGCACCATTTGGTGAGTTGAAGCTGTTATTCAATCGAACGATGAGTGGGATACCAGCGGCTGTAAAGTCTTGGTTTTCTGGGTCATCTTGAATCCCCATAATACGCAAGTGCAATGCAGCAGTGGTGGCGATTGTGCTAACACCCAACTTGGCAGATGAGATACCCGTGGTCGTTGAACCAGAAGTAGCCGTTGCAAAGTTTGCGTTTGCAAACACATGTCCACGCGCAGTTGCTTCGCTAGTCAATGAAGCGTCTGAACAGATAACAAATGTCTGCATCGGGTTGTCATACACGAAGGCTTTGACGGGATGGTTTGAATCCGCGCCAGAACCGGGCCAGTAGTTAGAAAAAACTTTCTCACCAGTAGTGGACGAAACGTATTCGCAGCCCCAGAATACACCAACAAGTCCTACCGTGCCACCAGCAGCCGCGCCAACAATGTCAATAAAGCCTGTTGACAGCGGGATTACGGGTGAACCTTGGTAAATCGCGTTAGTGTTTCCAGAGGCAATACGATACTCGGTCGCACCAGTGGTGTTCGCAGCCTGACCGACTACGCCAATCGGACGAAGTCCGAATGCACCGTTAGTGTTTGCCATATCAGCAATCCTCTAAGTTTATCCGGAGTCGCGTTCGCGGCCTCCGAAGGTTACACGACTTTGCCTACTATTACTTATAGGCATTGAAGGATGTTGCTCCTTCATAAGGTCCTGATCTACAGCGGTCATTTGTTCGCGGGTTCTGCCCCCGTAATATGCAGTACGTTCTGCCACCGTTTCAACAGGTATACGGCACAGCATCAGTCCTCCTTGTCCAATCACCCCCTCATATCGACCTTCATCGATAGTCGGAGCCTCATAGTCTGGATACTCATCTTTCCGGACAGGTTCCCATCCTTCACGTAGCTTGGAATTGACGTTCATTTTGTCTTCCTCGCCACGCATAGCGACTCGAATCCAACGATGCACAAACCCATCAGGTGGAGTTGGTGCCTCAAGATGACTGGGCGGTGCCCATGGTTTTCTGCGCGTTTCTTTTTCGCGGGTTTCACTCTTACGAGTAGTGCGGGTATCAGCCATATCTCAATCCTTCACGTATTTAGCATATTCTTCAAGCGGCACGTTTAAACGTTTCGCCATCGCAACTTGTGATGGTGAGAGCTTCACCGACTTGCGCCCCTGTTTTGCAGTAGTGCGGGTAGCTGAAGCGCCAGCAGGTGCGACCTGTGCTCCGCCCGATTTCTTCGTCTGAAACTTCTGCGGAAACTCCGCACGAATACGACGATCAAGTTCAGTATAATACGAGTCGTCGTTTGGGTCAAACCCCTCTTCTTCGACAAGTTTACGGTGTAGACCAAACGCAGCATATGTCATAACCTCGTCAGATCCAAACCAATCATTTTTTTGAGCCCATGCCTCCGCTCTGGGGTCCGGCCTGCTTTGCGGTTGCGCAGCAGGTGCAGCCTGTGAAACGGGAACCTCTGGCTGTTGTGTGCGGGACTGCGCACGAGACTGCGCCATCCGCAAACGCTCGGATTCAATAGCCATCTGAGACAACTTCTGCTGTGCCTCAAACATTTTATCCGCTTCCCCAGCCTCATACGCTTCACGATACTCACGTTTCGCTTGCTCTATTTGAGACTCAATCCGACCACCAAACTCCGTAAGATAACCTTTATCCAAGCTTTCCACACGAGACTGAAGCTTTTTATTCTCAGCAATTAAATGCTCGGCAAGCCGCGCCGCTTCTTCTTTTGCTTTTTCTTCGTCACGATACTTGCGGGTTAGTTGGTTGATCCGTTTTTGAACCTTGTTGTTGTAGTCTTCAATTTCATCATCCGACCTAACCGCTGTGTCAGCTTCGAGCTCAAGTTGCTCCTGAGGCGCTTCTTCGGATGCCTCAACCTCAACTTCGACATCTTCCTCAATATCTTTTACGTCTTCTTCCATTGTAATACCCTCAGACATGTTTCACATCATCAGGATCAAAAATAGTAGCAATAACTTCGTCGTCGTTAAGAATACGAACTTCGCCCCCATCAATTTTAAATCTTGATCCTGAATACCTACCAATACAAACCCACTGGCCTTCCTTACACCACGGCTTGTCTCCAAACCGTTCAACATCAGAATAAGCCATAGGGCCGACTTTGAGAACGTAAGCAACCACCGTGGCAATACTTTCACGTTCTCTGACTTCTTCCGGAACATAAAGTCCTCCGGAAGTTTTTTGTTTGCCCTGATATGGCATAACTAAAATCCGCCAACCCGTGGGTTGTGGAAGCCGTTCAAGTAGCGATTTGTCCAGAAGAGAGGGCTCTAACACCCTGTTTTTAGCGTCAACATACGCGCTATCAATAGAAGAAGACTGCTCTTGTCTTTCTTTATTCATTTTTTGCGCGACGTGATCAGGAAGATATAAAGTCTTCGACATCTTCGTCAGCGTTCTCCAGCAGGGCTTTTAACTCTTCTCGTGCAAAGGAGAGGCCCCGTATCTCCCCAACGAGCAATTTATACTCATGAAAGTCTTTTGCCACATCATGAGCAAGCGCGTCAGCTATTTCATCCTGACGTTGTTTTAAGACCTTATACATAAACTGCGCAAATGCAATAGCATCCATTAAAGAATATCCCTCTCAGAGCCTTCCGCCATAGATTTTATTGGACCGCCTTTGACCCAGTCATTGCACACATGGTCCGAAGAACACATAAACTTGTATATTTGACAATAACCAAGATCTCCAGATTCATCCCCGATACATTCAAGCATGTCATCTGTTTGGTTATACGCGCCACAATTACCGCAAACCTCAGTTAATTTAAAACCACCGTCATTAGACGGATCTCGGTAGTTGGCTTCTTCTATGGCAAGTTCCTTGGCCTCTTCATTAGCCTCCGCATCCTGCGTGGCAATCGGGCAGCTAGGACCGCCATCATCCCCATTTACCATTTTATCCACAGGAATACCGCCGTCCATTATGCTAATTGTAATTATAGGCATCAATACGTCTTTCCACGATTAGGGTTGTCACGAACGTCACCAATACGGCCCCCGTCCTTTAAACGCGCACCAACAACACGGCCCTCTTTGTCAATACGAAGCATAGAGTCCGGAAGTTTTTTTGAAGGCGGAGGGCCAAATTTCCCCCGCAATATTTTATCTGGATATTCCGGAAAATCCTTTTGCAAGTCTTCTCTCCGGAAAAACCCACGACCTTGTAGTCGTTTACCTTCGGCCTTTTTTTCTTTTTCTGATGCCCGTGCCATTAAAACCCCTAAGCTTAATAAGTCTTTCCACGATTACGGTTATACCGCACATCGCCAGCGCACTCATGCACCTTTCCGCCATGCACAAACTTTTTTGGCGTTTTTCTGCCAAGACGTTTTTCCAGATCCGTATCGGCCTCTCTCATCAAGTAGTCTCCAAAATCCTCAACAGCCTTACCTACCCGGGATTTCTGCCCATAATCTTTATAGGTTGGTGCACCTGTATCAGTCATGGCCTCGGAAAGAAGATCTTCAACTCGTTTTTCCACTTCGGGCGTCATAAAGTTTTCAGGTTTGGCTCGCATCGGCATAATAGTTCCCTACTCTCTTATCTCAAAATGTGGGCCGTCAATAAACGGACGTCTGCCCTGTGAACGGCGTAAATCAATGTAAGCGTTCATTGCTTCTTCCATCGTGCCTTCCCATTTACGAATGTCGTCAATATGCCACGCCGCACCCCACCGGATAGGAACCCCAACGATAATTGCAGCTTCCTTGATCGCATCTGCAAGATCATCATACAAATTGAGCTCCCATGAGGCCCTAGAATTTACAAAGGCCATTACGTCAATTGCCTTGCCTTCAAGGTGAAGACTTTTCATAGTCTTGCTGGCTCCCTTTGCGACAAGCTCTTTTTGCTCATCCAACGTTCTCAAGCCTTGAATTACGCCAAAATCTGTTTTGGTCAGCGTAATAGCGTGTTTCGCCACTGCCTGTAGGCGCTCATCTACGCCTTCAAGCCTATCAAGACTGCGCCTGCTTAGTTTGAATCCCATCGTTTTTTCTCCAAGTATAAACGATAACAATTAACTCCTGTATTTAAACTAACGGCTAAAAACAAAAGTACCCATTGCCACATATCCATTACGGATTCCTTTTCATGTATTTACTTACGGCTCTATTTCCAAACCAAAATGACATAATAGCTGCGAACAGCCCAGCCGTAGAATCGTCCCAGATCAAGCTTAACGCACGGCCCATCTCATGGCCCGTATCTAACAGCGCCAGCAAAGCAGTTACCTTGATGGCAACGAAAAGAGCAAAAAAACAATAAGTGATAACAGGACGCACACTTCCGCGTAATGCGTTGATAAAGCCTCCCGCATCAATTGAATCATGTCGGTATAGCCCCTCTGTTTCCTTGATGTCTGCCTCTTTGTCCATAATGCTTAACTTCAGTTCAGCACGTTTAGACATAAGGTCCATTTCAAGCTGCGCCCGTTCAAGCTCATGCTTGTGTGCTTGGTTTGCTTTAAAATAGTTTAGTACCTCTGGCAAAAACGATGTACCGAAACCAAGCAAGCTCCCGAGAAGCGTAATCATCATACGCTCCTATCAGTCTTAGCTTCTTTACCCATCCAGATTCCAAAACAACCTGTAAGCGCCCCCATACAAACAGACACTAAACCGCTTTGTTGGATCGTCGGATCCGGTAAAGACATATACCAATGAACGGACTGATACGTAAGAATCGTAACTGCCAACATCATTAAACGTGGTAAAATCTTTAGCTGATCAATCATCGATGCGGTTACTTTAACCATCACTAGACCTCCATATCCACAACCTGTCCCGGTGGTTGCAGTTGTGTGTTTCGCGCCCCAAACTTATCATAACTCAACATTAAATCAAGTTTTTGCCGCTCAAGCACTTTTTCAAGCTTGTGTGCAAGTAGATGTTCCTTCTGCACTTGTTGTTGCGCCTGATGGTTCTGAATGCTCTCACGAGACTTTTCAACTTGAATTGCAAACGGTAAATTTCCTACGGGCTCAAGCATTGGCTAACCACACAAAAACAACAAGACCACTTACACCAAGAATAAACACAAATATCCCCGCCACCCACTCTATGATCTTTTGCTTTATCTCCATCCTACGGAAGTCATGCTCTCGCTTCTGTTTCCTAATTTCAGCCTCTATTCGCAAAAACTCCTGCCAATGAGACGGACCCAATATCGCGGGATGACTAATCAACTCCCGCAACTCATCTCGCATCTTCTGCGCTTGCTTCCGCGCAAGAAAAACTTCCATAGCCTGCGCTTGAGTTCCGCCCCCTAAAGCCTTGTACCAAGGCGGTTTTTCCGCCATCTTCTCCGCCTGATCAATATCAGCCATGCAATTGGCCCACTGTTGTAGCTGTTGACCCATGTCTTGGAGATCGCGCCCAACCTGAACGCCTTTTTTCAAAAAATTATATGCAGCCTGTGCGCCTGCAATCGCAACCCCGATTTCTATCATATGTCATAGAACCTCGTAGGACAAAAGTAGTTTGGATGAACCGAATACGCTTTATCGTACCATATATGGGCTGGCCTGTCATACCCACAATCGTAAACACAAACCTTGTACAATCCGAAAGAAAAACTTTGGCCCCAAAGGATTGCGACCAAAGCACACACTAAAACGTTCCGGAAAACCTTTGAGGTCGAGCAATCTTGCTAAACTTCGTTATTATCCGTCCACCATTAGCCTTACGTGCTTTGTCTAATGCAATAGCTACCGCCTGCTTCTGAGGTTTCCCCGCAGCCATCTCTGTGCGAATGTTCTCGCTGATAACCTTCTGGGACTTCCCTTCCTTCAAAGGCATTACTGTGTCCTCCGCGACATGCTCTCGCGTTGCATTTCAATGCGTTCCATATTCACATCATTGCGGTCATCAGCAATTTGTTCCTGTAACTCCAGTCTTGCCGAGTCCGTTACCGCCCGTTGCTGGGCTTTTAAACGCTCAAGATCAAGCTTTGCCTCATCAAGCTGGGCTTTGTTTTGCGCCTCCATCTGACGTATTGCCAGTTCCTGCATCCGGATTTGAACAAGCGGATCCGACGCTGGGTCATTCTGACCCGGAGCCGCCATCGCTGGCATGATCTCCTGAATCATCTGCGCCTCAACTTGAGCTACACGGCTCTCCATTTCCTGCGCCATCTGTTGCGCTCGCATTTGTAACTCAGGAGTCGGATTCATTTGCGCAGCCATCTGCAACTGTTGCTGCATGTCAATAAACTCCATCTCCACCATTGCCCGTGCTTTAAGACTAATATGCTGAAGAACATGCGT